CCGCGAAGCAATGAAAGCAATCCTCTTTGTCCTCGATCGTCTCAGCGAAAACAGCACCTGGCGCGGTTTGATTTTGGTCGCAGTCGCTCTCGGCGTGAAGCTCGAGCCAGAGATGCAAAACCAGATCATCGCCGCCGGGCTCGGCCTCGTCGGCACGATCAACATTTTCCGCAAAGGAAAATGAACCCAAAACAAGTCGCCGCGACCGCAGTGATGCTCGCGTGGGTTTTTCTGGCGATTAGTTTTCTGAGTGGATGCGTAGCCGTCCCCATGCCTCCCTTCGGCGACCGGATCGGCGAGGCTGGCACGCTCCACATCCGCGCCACGGTCCGCTTCGAGCCACGCCTGACCGACAGCGAAGCTGCCAACCACGACCTCTGGAACGCCCTCAGCGAGTTCCAAAAAACCCTGCCTGCTCTGAAGGACAAATGATCAGCCTCCTCGCCCGCTTCTTCATGCTGCCACGCCCGGCGCAATCCCCCGCGCCCGCGCCGAAGCCCGCGAAGCCAGCATCAAAGCCCGCCAAAACCTCCGGCCTCCTCAAGCCCGAGCCGAAATACTACCAGCAAACCAACAAGCGCACCCCCAACATCAGCGCCGGCCGCGTGATCAAGCCCACCCATGTGATCTTGCACCACACGAGCGGAGCCTACGCCGGATCCGTCTCCTGGTGCTGCGATCCGGTCAGCAAAGTCTCCTACCACTGCATCATCGCCATAAACGGCAAACGCACCGCCCTCGCCCTGCCGAGCCAACGCACCTGGCACGCCGGAGTCTCAAGCTGGCAAGGCCGCAAAGACGCCAACTCGTGGAGCATCGGCATGGCCTGGGAAGGCGACACCTACCAAACGCCCTTGAGAGAAGACGCCCTCCTCAGCGCCGTCGAATATCTCCTCCCCATTCTCCGCGAAAACAACATCCCCCTCGCCAACATCCTCCGCCACGCCGACATCGCCCCCGGCCGCAAAGACGACTGCTCCCCCGCCGCCCACGCCGCGCTTTTAGCGGCCCTCAACCGGGTCATCTAATGGCAAAAAAAACCGCCCCGCCCAAAGACCGCGAGGCCGTCATGATGCAAGCGCGTTCGTTACTCGCCGAGCATTTCGCCCACGGCATCTGCGTCGTGTCTTGGGAGGACGAAGGCACCACCTACAACATGGATTTCAAATTTGGCAATGACTACGCCGCCAAAGCCCTCGCCCGCGAAGCCGAAGAACTTCTCTGGCCCTACGAGGAAGAAGAAGAAGAAGACGAAGAGGAAGAAGCATGAAGGCCACGCTTGAGTTCACCCTGCCCGAAGAACGCTGCGAGCACATCTGCGCCGTCAAAGGCATGGACACGATTTTAATAATCGACGACCTGCTTCAAGAAATCCGGGCCTTCCTTAAACACGGCAGCGGCGAGTTTCGGCAATGGCGAGACGACGAAGGCCGCGACTGCCAAGCCTGCCCGGACACCCTCGAAAAAATCCGCAGCTACATCTGGGAACTTCGCAAAGACAACGAAATCCCCGACCTCCCATGACACCAATCAAAAAATGGAAAAAGTGGATGGCTGTCGGATGCTCACACGGCGAACTCATCTGCCCCGAAAGCCGCCGCGCCGTCTTGTCGTTTGTTAAGAAATTTCGTCCAGACTTCCGTGCGCATCTGGGCGATTTTATAGACTTGGCGGCCATGCGCGGAGGCGTCGCGTCCGATGTGGACAGCAAAGACCGCGCACGCAACATCGCCCAAGATGTCAGCGAAGGCATTTCGTTCCTCTATGAATTTTCTCCGAATGTCATAATGCTCGGAAACCACGAGGCCCGCTTGAACCGCATGGCGGAATCCCCCAACGCCGTCCACGCCCACGCCGCGCAGACCGTTCTCAACGAACTCGGAGACTGCGCCAAAAAGCTCAAGGCGAAAATCTACCCCTACCACAACACCAAAGGCGTCCACCGGCTGGGAGACCTCGCCATGGTCCACGGCTTTAGCTGCAATGTCAGCGCCATCCGCGACCACGCCGAGACCTACGGCAAAGTCATCATGGCCCACCTCCACCGCGTCGGTATCGAGCGCGGTCGCCGCGTCGATTCTCCCACCGGCTACTGCCTCGGAGCCATCTGCAATTTGGATATGGAATATAGCTCGTCACGCCGCGCGTCCCTCGCCCATAGCAACGGATTCGCGTGGGGCTACTTCACCGACAACTCAACAACCGTCAACCTGTGCGAAAGACAAAAAAACCAACCGTGGCTTCTGCCGTAGAAAAAGCCTGGGGCGCCTTCTTTCAGTCGACGGCCGCATGCGACCCCTCCGAACTGAAAAAGGAAGGCTGGATGACCAACATGGAAATTTCCGAGCTATCAAAGCTGAAAGGCGAAGCCGGTCGCCAGCTCGCCGATAAAGGCGTCCGCTCTGGTATCCTCGAAAAGAAAGTCGCCAAAATTTTGGTCAATGGCCGTCGAGCCAATGTGAACTTCTACCGGCCCATTTGATAGAACAGGGCAACACCGGGCAACGCTCCCGCAAGTCATTGAAAAACAAAGCCAAAAAACCGACTTAAAATCCGTTTTCGCGAAAGCGGAGTGCGGGTTCGAGTCCCGCCGCCGGCAGAGCGACTTGTGACGATTTGGGCTAGGTTTTAAGCGGGTTGGCGGGTGGTTGGCTTTCAGAAACTACAGGCGGCTATTGGCGGCTAGTGGAAGAAAATAGTTGCGATTTCGGGCAACACGGGCAACAAGTGGGCAACAGCATGAGCGCCTATCTTGTCACTCCCTACCCGCAGCGGCCTTCGACGCCTTGGAAGTTGACGATTCCGCAGAAAATTTTTGGCAAGAGGATCCGCCGTTTTTACCGGACCGAAGCCGAGGCTTGGGCGGCGGGGCCGGGGTTGCTGGAGAAACTTCAGAAAGGTGGGACCGATTCGCTTTCGGAGGAGCAGGCGAGCGGCATGTCGATGAAGTCGGCGATTCGGGATTACATCGCCTCCAAGGCGGGCAGTTCGGAGCGGCACAGGGACAAACTGGAAAAGATTTGCGGGGAGCTTTTGGATGCGTTCCCTGGCGCGGTGGCGGCGGTTACTCCGATGCAGGCGGCTCGGGTTTTTGCCAAGGTTCAAGGCGCGCCGACGACGCGGGCGGGGTGGCATCGTTACGCCTCCGGGTTCTTTCGGTGGTGCGTGGACATGGAACTCCTCGACCGGAATCCATTTCGCCGGGTGGTTGCGCCGGAGGCGGAGTCGAAGAGGTCACTGATTTCTGCAAAGGAACTGCGGGCGATTCTGGATGCGGAGATGAGCGACGCTCTCCGCGCTTGGTTTCTTCTGGGTGCGTTTGCGGGGTTGCGGTCCATCGAGGTCCATCGCATGAAGTGGGAGGATGTCGATCCCAAGACAGGACAGATCGAGGTGCGGCGGGAGGTTTCGAAACAATCAAGCGGCCTGCCGGAGCGGATCGTGGATTTCACGGAGCCTCTGACGAGGCGGAAGGATTTCTTCAAAGGAAAATCTGGCCTGATCGTGCCGGCGAAATCGCTCCGGCTTTATCGGGAGCGTGAGGCTTTGATTGAGCGGATGAACAACGAGGGCGTGGTGCCGTGGGCCATGCTTCCAGAGAACGCACTCCGCCACTCCTTCGCTACCTACCACCTCGGACGGTGCCAAGATGCAGGGAAGACCGCGCATCAGATGGGGCATTCGTCGACGGCGCTCGTTCTCAAGACCTACGCGGTGCCATCCCGTAAGGCGGACTGGCGGGCTTGGTGGCGGGTTTAGGTTTCGCTGTTAGATCGTGGATTTGGGCTACCCAGCCCGGCGGGAGGAATTCTTCGTAGCCGTTGAGCGCGAAGAAACGGAACTCTCGGACGCTCTCAGAGTCTTGGCACCAGCACTGTCCGGGGAGTGGACTTTTCCCTGTTCTTCTTCTTTCGCTTTCGCCTGCTCGACTGCGTCGCTGATTATTGCGCTACGGCTGGATTTTAGACGCCGATCTTTTTTGTTTAGGTCTTCAACTTTTTGATCCACCCACCTCATCAAATCGGCCTCCATCGAAATGGAAAATTTCTTCACTTTTTCTGAATCACTCATGCCTTACTGGTAATACCAAGTATTACAAAAAGCAAATTCAGAAAAAAATATTTTCACCCGCCGCGCTTGTGTCCATGCGGGTGTCAATAGAAAAGTGAATTTAAGTAAAACACCCCATTGACGATTTTTATTGCCGCTCGGTGCGACCAGTAATAGTTGGTATGACCATGCGCACCGCATATGACAAAACCAGCGTAAGTCTCCCGACTGACCTCTTGGGGTTTCTTCGGGAAAAAAGTGAAAAGATTGGAACCCCTGTGAGCCGCCTCATAGCGGCAGCAGTTCGCCAGCAAATGGACTCGGAAAAACGGAGGGCGAAAAAATGAACCTCTCCGATGTCTACATCAACATGGACGAGGCTCGGCGCCTCTCGGGTTTTTCTTCCCGTTCCATCCGCGACTACATCCGGCGCGGTGAGTTCGCCGCCACGATGCCACGGGGCCGGTGCGGTGGTTGGCACATCGTCAGGGAATCCTTCCTTGATTGGTGGGGCTACCGCAACGCCTCCACCGCGAATCGCACGACGGTCCCAACACGGAAACGGAGGGCCGCGTAATGGACTACGAGACTTTTCTCCGCTGCCTCGGCTACTCCATCGACGCGGCTTTCAAGTTTGTCCCGGTCGCCATCGCGGCGGCCATCACCTGGAGGTTGGCACGATGAAAAAGCGACTCTGGCTCGTGCAGGGGTTTAATTTTCTCCGCCTAAAAGTCGGGGACACTTTTTTGGCCTTCACCGAATCGGAAGCTCGGGAGCTTTTCCGAATCGAATACGGCTGCCCTGCGAGCCGGGTGGAGGTCGTGCGATGAGCGCCACGGCCGGCCTTCTCTTGGCGCTGGTGACGCTTGGCAGTTGCTACGTCTCTTACTGCCTCGGGCAACGGGACATCCTCAACCGGCTCCGCAAATTGCGCGAGAAAGAAGACCGCTGGGCTGAGTGGGACGCCCAAAACCTAGAGGATTTCGATGACTAGGTGTGCTGTCTGCCAACACGAAGCCGAGCAGGTGGATAACGACCTCGGGCCGGTGTGCTCGGAATGCTTCACGCACTGCGAATGGGCAACCCTCGAACTGCTTTGGCAAGCGGCCGCCGTGAGTCCGTCACGAGAATGATTTTGCCTCGCTAGGTCTCAAGGAGACCGCAGGGGCCAAGGGGGGCAGCGCATCCCAAAAAACGCTGACCAACAACAAACAAACCAGAGTGATATGAAAATTGTAAAAGGCAAACAACAACGGCCACAGCGGGTGGTCATTTACGGGGTGGAGTCGGTTGGAAAGACCACTTTCGCCAGCAAGTTCCCAAATCCTCTCTTCCTCGACATCGAGGGCGGCAGCAACCACCTCGCCGTGGACCGCGTGGCGGTCTCGACTTGGAAAGAACTCGGCGAGTGCATCACCGAAGCCAGCCGGACGGATTACGAGACGATCGTGATCGACAGCGCCGATTGGGCGGAGCGGTTGGCGGTTGAAGACCTCCTCGCCACGAGCAAGAAGCAGAGCGTCGAGGATTTCGGATTCGGCAAGGGGTGGGTGATGACGGCGGAAAAAGTCAGCCGGTTCCTGACCGCGCTGGATTCGCTAATTGAGAATGGCAAACATGTGGTTGTCCTGGCGCACAGCAAGGTTCAGCGAACCGAGCCGCCGGACATCCTCGCCGCTTACGACCGTTACGAGTTGAAGCTGTCGAAGCAGTCCTCGCCGCTGGTCAAAGAGTGGGCTGACGAGTTGTGGTTTTTCAGGTTCAAAACCAAGGCCGTATCGCAGGAGGGTGGCAAAGCCAAGGGGGTAGGGGGCAAGGAGCGGGTGATCTACACAACCCACTCGGCAGCCTACGACGCCAAGACCCGCTCGGGCTTGGCCGAGGAGTTGCCTATGGAATGGGAATCGGTGGCGCATGTCTTCGGCAAACCTGCACCCAAAACCTCGGCGCCTGCCGTGGAGATCATTGGCCGTGAGTCGGTGGCCGTCCTCGAGGACAACGAGGAAGTCGTCAACCTTTTCCTCGTTAGCAACGGATCTATCTCTGAGGGCCAGACATGGCGAGACGCCAGCGAGAAACTTCGCCAGCAGATCGTGGCGCGGCCTCAAGCACTAGTGGCTAAAGCCAAAGCGCAAATGGAGGTGGCGGCGTGAGCGGATTGACCACAGAGGACACAGAGGTCACAGAGTTGGTGGTAAAGGAGATCAGTCCGAGTTCCCTGCCGAAACTCGCCGAGTGCGCCCTATTCACGGGCGCACCCGGCACTAGCCCAGCAGCCGAGCGTGGCACTCTGCTAGACAAGGCGATCCGCGAGCTTTTGGTGGATGATCCCACGACCTACGACGGCCTCGCCGCTGAAGATCAGGCGGTGGCGCGGTGGGGCGTTGAGGAGCTTCGGACGCTCTCCGGTGGCTACCATGTCGAGACCCGCGAAGAATATCTCGGCATGGAGGTGCCTGGCCTTTCGAAGCCGGGAACGGCTGATGCGGTATGCGTTCGGGCGCAATGGGTGGCGGACATCAAGACCGGCCAAGTCCGCAACTACCGCCAGCAACTCGCGGCCTATGCGCTGGCCTGCATGGTCGAGCATTTCGCCAACTCGTGGACGGCTCATGTGATCTATGTCGATCAGCGACTCCGCCGCACCTACGATTTCACCCGCGACCAGGCGGAGGCCATCGTCAGCAACACGATCGCCGAGGCCAGCAGCCGGTTGGCGGAGCCGACGCCGAATGAGTATTGCGGCTGGTGCGCTCATCAAAACGGGTGCCGAGCCTTGGTGCGTCAATCCTCCGAGGCGCTGGCATTAGTCAAGTCCGACCTTTGTCTTACCGACATCCGCGATCAAATCCTCGCGAATCCGGTGGAGCTTTCGGCCTTCGCCGCGAACTGGAAACTCGCCGAGAAGCAGATCGCCGAGCCGGTTCTTGATGCTCTGAAGGAACGCCTTGCCGCTGGCGAGGACATCCCCGGCTGGAAGGTCACGACCGGCGCGGGCCGTCAGTTCGTCGAGGCCGATGCCATCGCAGCAGCAGCCGCCAATGTTTCCAAAGAGACGCTCATCCTCGCCCTCGGCGGGAAGATGGGCGCCGACAAATTTCGCCAGTTCTGCCTCGAAGCCGGGGTGGAGATGGACGAGTCAGCGGTGCGAGCAGGGTCACCCATTAACACCCTGCGCCAAATCAAATCCAAAAAATAATATGCCTACCTACAAACAATCCGAACCGAAACCCGTCTATTTCGTGGAGCCGGGAACCTACAAAGTCGAAATCGTCAACGCCATGGAGAAGCTCTCCAAGGCCGGAAACCCGATGATCAAACTCATCTGCCGAGTCGAAATCGGCGACGGCGCCAAGGGGCCAGAAGTCCATGAGCACCTGACCTTCACCGAAAAAGCTGGGTGGAAGATTGACCAAGTGCGCGAAGCCTGCGGGTTCGCCGTGGTGCCAGGGGAGGACATCGATGTGCAGCCCGAGGATTTCATCGGCAAGACGGCCACGGT